ATGCGCACATCGCTCTGCACCCTGCCCCTTCTGCTCTACATCGCGCTCGAAAGCCCGCCGCTGGAGGCCTCCATCTACCGATGCGAGGACGCGCACGGGCATGTCACCTTCACCCAGCTGGGTTGCCCGGACGACGAATTGGTGGAGGTGCGGGAACGAGTCGAGGCCATGCAAGACAGCCCGGCATTGCTGCCACCGGCAAAGATCGAACGGATAACGCGAAACGCACGGAAGGAACAGGCCGAGAAGCCCAGGGAAATAGAAGTAGTGGGGGAAAGGCAGGATGGTTGCGGCAACCGCATCGTCGGTCAGGAACGACGCCAGGCGATGTTGCGCAAACAGGTGAGGACGGGCATGACCCGGCGCGATGTGGAAAGCATGCTGGGCAAGCCAGACAAGATCAGCCGTACCAACGGACAGACCCGCTATCACTATGTCGCGAAGAAGGGAAAAGGACGCAGCCAGCTCGTTACATTCGACGAGCATGGCTGCGTAAAAGGCGGGCGCTGAAGCGCGCCCGAAAGGAAGGGATAGAGGCCCGTCGGACTCAGCGACAGGCCTGGAGCGCGGCCAATAGCTCGCGCTCGTAGCCGATGCGTTGCAAGCGCTCGGCACGCAGGGCTTTCATTTGTTGATCGATCGTTGCATCCAGCGCCAGCGACTCGACTGCAAAGGCCGGCACCGCAGGAGCGACCGCCCTACAGGCGACCAGCACCGGCACCTTGACCTCGACCAGTTCAGGGGCAGGCTGCCCCCCGGTGGAGCAGCCGGATAACAGCGCAAATGGCAGCAACCAGGCGACTCTCATGGCGCACGCTCCCGGCGAAGCTCTTCGGCAAACGCCCGGCGCGCCGCCTCACAGGCATCGACGCCTACCGGCGATGGCTCCAGCATCGCCCGGGCCGCCGCCGCGTAGTCTTGTCGCGCAGCCTGGTTGGCCCGCGCTTGGAGCAACTCGCCCTGGCGGGCTCTCTCCGCAGCACGAGCCTCGAGCTCGACCACAGCAGCGTTCTGCTTCTGCAGCACCAGCAGACTCGCCTCGGCGCCACGCCGGGATTCGGCCAGCTGCTGCCTCAGCTCTTCCAATTGCGGGCGATAGACGCGGGTAGCGCACCAGGCGCCCAGCCCGATCAACAGCGCCACCATCAGCAGCAACGCCAGCCACTTCCAGGAAGCGAGCAGGTTCATTCCAGCGCCTCCCGGGCCTTCAGCCAGAGCGCCTTGCGCTCTGCCAGGCCATTCAGCCCACCGTTGATACGGCGGGTAATGGCTTCGAAATCCCCGGCATCGGCCAGCGCATTCAAACCATTGGATTGCCAGAACCAGGCGGCAGACAACACCGCCTGCTCCGGCTGCAGCAGCAGATCCGGTTGCTCCAGCAGTGGAAGCCCCAAGGCCTCACCGCAACGCTGGTACATCCCGCGCCCGGTGATCTGCAACAGACCTCGCCCACGGAAGCACCAGCCATCACCGGACTCCTCATCGCCATTGCCCATGCGATTGGCATAGACATGGTTGGCGATTACAGCCGGCCGCCGCTGATAAGCCAGCGCCAACGCATTGGGCTGCCCATCCGCTCCACGGAACCGGCCCGGCCAGGTAGCTGCCAGGCCGGCAGCGCTGTAATTGAGGTTCTCCGCGAAACGGGAGAAGCCAGCGGACTCATGGGCGCACTGGGCCAGGAAGGCAGATTGGCGGGCGGGGGTGGTGATGGAGAAACGGGAAATTGCTGAGGTAAGGACAGAAATGAAAACGCCCGCTTCGGGGCGGGCGTTTGTATTCAGGGCGCTAAAGGCCCCACTCAATCGGTCAAGTGCATTCACTGTCATAGACGCACCAATCTGAACTCACACTCGAGACATGTCTTCAATGGCCTGCTTCACATGAAGCCTCGCCTCATCCTCACGACCATCTGCCATTGCCTGGCGTACCTTCGACTTGCTCACAAGCCTGATTTCACGCAAGGCATGAATAGTCATTTCACCTCGTTGCGCCTTCTCGATGATTTCGTTGGCAGCCTGCTCAGGATTACGCCCACCGATTGACCACGCGCTTACCGAGCGAGGTACGGAATCGGTCGGGTAGCCGGCCGACTTGAATGCTCGAGCCTCCGTTGCCGCGACCTCATACTCGGCCAAACGCAGGGGGCTACCGACCACGCTCTCGAGTACCGAGTTACCGGCACGATCTATCGCCTCACAGAACTTGCTCAGGCGTCTTTCTCTGGCAGCTACGACCAGTGCGTCATCAAGCACCCATTCACCGTCTTGCCAACGATGGCACTCGGATGGACTCGGTATACGTAACTCATCGCCATAAACATGAAGTCCTTCAATCACCTTCATTTGTACACACTCCAGGTGAAAACAGCGTTTGTGCAATTCGAATAGCTGATCGAAATGCCATTCTCATAATCCGAACTTTGTATGGTTTTAACTCCCATACTGAATAGCAGCTCATCGCTGGATGCCACCTGAGCACCATAGGTATGTTCTACCTGATAGGTCTGCCACATCGATCGTGCACTAGTGTGGTCGAATCCAGCATTGATCGATGTTTGAAAAACATCGCCCACTGCGTTGTTACTGGATATGGTCAGGGGCGTATATCCGTTCCAGTAGCTCTCGGTCACTACCGCAGCATTTCCAGGAACACAGTAAGCGGAAGAAGCCCCCATCCAGCCGGTTCCGGAGAAAACGATGTGTGCCAAGCCGCTTTCCGGCGGCATCAGACAACTGAGACTTCCAGATGCAGCTTTGACATGAGGGTCCATGGGCAGATACAGCGTACCCGTACCGTTGAGTGAAACAGTCCAAGTAGGGCTCCGTCGGTGATAGATCCGCTGTACGACTGGGGAGCTTCCTACAGCACCAGTGATAATCCGCGCCAGGCAGATATCCAGCACCGTGGAAGGGAAGCCACCACCGGACTCGCCGTTCGCAGCCCCTTTCAGGGAAACAGGAGTCGAGTCACTCAACTTGCCCTTTTGAACGTAGATCGACAGGGCACCATTGATCACTTGAGCCCGGAGGAAGTACTCCGAGTTGATAGCAAGATCGGGACTGCCCCACGCCGACGTTACGAACGGCCTTGCGATCCCTGTCTTCGTGCTATCGACTTCCACAGCAACGCTCAAGGAAACCCCAGCAGGAATAGTGACTTTCCCACCCGCGCCCGCTACCGCCTGGGCAGTAAGCGTGATACGGCCGTCATCAGTAGCAATCACCGGAAGCGAAAGCGCATGAAAAGGCAGCCCGATGCTCTTGAACGTCACACCGTCCTGAATGCCATACCCATCTACGGAGGTTGGCTTGTTGGTGATCGAGCTGAAACTGTGGGCATGAGCCAGAGCAGCATAGGTATCATCCAACTCACTCTTGGTGACCTTCAAGGCCTCCCAAAGAGCGGCATACGAGACCGGCCTCTTCCCGGTATTGGCAGTAATGCTTCGCCAGAGTTTTCCACTCTCCTGAACATATGCGCCAATAGGGTAATCCTCAGTGGCGGACCACTCAGGTACACCGCGCTGCATCAGATAGCGCACAGCCTCATCGCCGCGCTTGAACAGCGAGTTGAACCACTCCATCGGCGGAATGCCATCGGTCTGGTCGAAGGTAACGCCCCAACCACGGGCGATATCAGGGAAATTTTCAAGTTCCCCAGGTTTTGCGCCCGAGGCGAAGACCGTCTCGTTGGGGCGATTGTATTGAGTCATGGATAAAACCTCGTTCGATTCGTTTGCTAGAAAACCACCCGGCAATAGGCCGGGTGGTTGAGCGGCGCCTCCCCTCTTGCGGGTTCGGTCTGCCGCCCGGAAATAAAGGTGGTCAGTCAGCCCACCGAAAACGAATCGACGAAATCCATATTCTCAATACAAGCCGACAACGATCGGTCAGTGAAGAGAACGGCCCGCAGAAGGCGGGCCGGAAACAGACACTACATCAGTCGCTAAAACAGCTTTCCCTGAATCGGCATCTGGTTGCTACATCAGAGCCAGCAATTTCGTAAGCGATAACCTCGTGGCCCTGACATCGCGGAAATGCTCCATTAGCCCAGTTCCATCCAAGTAGTGATACTTGCGCCTGCTGTTAGCGAGTAACTAACGCCATTTGGAACGATGGCATACACGGTGGAGGAAATGGTTCCACTTGATATAGGCGTCAGTTGCGCAACCAATAGCCCGCCTACGTGAAGGCCACGTGTAGCTGCACCGTTTGCGGCAAACACACTTACGAACTTGGGTCGCCCGCTGGTATTCGTGTACGTGACGCCAGCAGAACGGCTGGCAGTTACATCCTGCCAAGACTGCCCATCGCCCAGAGTGCGTGAGCGTGCCTCAAGAGCTTCCACACGTGTTACTAGGGAGGCGTAAGTTGTGGAAAGAGCTGCAGCGTCGATACTGCCTGCATTGGCGATACCACCGCCCATCCTGATGATCCAGCAACCAGTCACGTTAAGAGGACGGGTTTCCGTCGAGGTACGTGCCACACGGGAAGCGTCGAATGTAACCGTATAGTTCGGCTGCGCGTCCTGACCTACGCCACCAAACATGTAGCCGTTTTCGAAAGCTCCAGATGCGCTAGGAATACCGCCACGAGAAAATTCGCCGACAATGTTTTGAAGAGCATCTCTTTGTATCGTGCCAGCGCTACTCGCCGAGAGCGCACCATCACCGCGCATAAACAAAGCCCCAAGCGACCCTGCTGACTTGCCGTTGTAGTCCGGCATGCGGAACGTCGTGCTTCCATCGCCCTCAGTGAACATGCCTCGCTGCGACGGATCGCTATTCCAGAGTGCCTCGGTCGCTTTGGGCAGCTTCCCTTCACTGACGGCTGCCCAGACATCGGGATAGAGAGCCCGATTCAACAACTGGCCATCCGCAGGCGCCCAACCCGCAGGAATAGAGTTGCGGAACGACCACCACATGACAGAAGCCGCGGGCAAACCGGTTCCCAGCGTATTGTCTGAATGCAAAACCGAACGCCAAGGGGACCAGACGCCTCCGCCAAGAAGACGAAACTTTATCGTCACCAACGTAGTATCGGCACCGCTGACATAAGGCAATGCAACTTGAATCAGGTTCGTGGCATAGCGAGCAGTCAGTAGCCAGTAATAGTTAGTTGTACCGCTTCCCTTCTGCATAGCGGTTTGGCCGTCAGGATGATTAGCATTCCTGGCTCCAGCAAGACCACCGAGTAACCGGGGATACCAACCTGGTTCAGTTACCGCATTGAAGTCCGTTTGCGAATCCGTCGCGCTTGCCGCTGGAACGGTACCGCCAGCCGGCGTCATCAGTACCTGAAGCTGCGCATTGGCCGTCGGCGTACCTCCGGCGCCACTGACGTAAACCACCGGCACCGAGCGATAGGTCCCGCTGTCCACGAGATCCCCGGTGACACGGAAGCGGTGAGCGACCGTGCCGCCTGAGCGGCTCTGGATACAGAAAGTGTCGCCAGCCCGCAAAAGGGCCACGATGCGGCTGTAGTCCAGGCCTTCGGCGCTGGACTTGGCGATCAGCAACGACGTGGCGTCGGCTGGGTTGATGGTGTTCAGCGCCAGGTAACCGTTGGCGACGCCACCTGAGGTGGCACTGCTCCACTGCCACTGGCCGAAGTTGATGGTGCCGCCACCCAGCTGCTCCTGGACCAGCGTTTTCAAAGCCTCTCGGGTCAGCGCCGTCTCGACCCACTCGGTCGGGTTGAGGGACGGCCGCTTCCCCTGGTTGCCCACCTTCGCCTTCCAGACCTTGCCGCCCTCCTGGGCGTGAGCGTCCACGGGGTAATCCTCGTTGGTGGACCACTCGGCAATACCACGCTGCAGCAGATAGCGCAGGCCTTCATCGCCGCGCTTGAACAGGGTGTTGAACCACTCCATCGGCGGAATGCCGTCGGTTTGATCGAAGGTGATACCCCAACCTCGAGTGATATCGGGGAAGCTTTCCAACTCTCCTGGCTTTGCACCCGAAGCAAAGACCGTCTCGTTAGGGCGATTGTATTGAGTCATGGATATAACCTCGTTCAATTCATTGTTAGAGATCCACCCGGCATATCACCTGGTAGCTGAACGACGCCGCCCACTTGAGGAGCCGGCCTGCCGCCCGAAAATAAAAGTGGTCAGATACCCCACCAAGTACCAATCAATGAACCCCACGGCCTGGACGAAGACCGGCAAGGAATTGGTAAGTAAAAAAAACGGCCCGCAGGATGCGGGCCGTCAGTCGATATCAAAATGTCAATCAAGCGGGAGCGCGAGGTCGCTGTTCCCGCCTCGGGAAGTCGGGGCTCTGAGGCCAATGTCGAAGATCAAGGCGATATACCTGCAACGCCCGATACTGCTCGGCATTCAACGTAGAGCTCTCCTCTAACTCCAGCTCGTCGCGATGACGTATCACAAGATCATCGGTTCGGCGAATTTCCATATCTCGCCACTCGCGCTCCAGGTTGATCAGCTGTTCCAATTTCAGTTTTTCGTCCAGCTGCCATTGCCCATTTAGCCATCGGTGCAAAGCACTAGGTCGAGGTATGGATACCAACCCGGTGGGCAATTCACCAAGAACACCGTACTCCAGGGGCTCACCGGTTTTCGTGTCGAAGACCGTGCCTCGGTGATCAATCACCTGGGCAGGCTTTCCTCCCTCTAAAGCCCACACACACCCTTCGGCAGGCGGAGGCAGAACTTCACTTACCTCAACGACATTGGCAGGTATCTGAATACCGATACCAGGAACGCATGGAAGCCCAACAGGAGCGAGAAAAGCACCAACGCTATCAGTCAAATAAGCGGTCATAGGAATCTCAGATCAATTTGATTCGAGCCGGGTAGGCAATGTTGCGAGGGCGGTTTTCCGACGCGGTCGGAACCACGCGGGACGCATCAAACATCGCATCTGACAGTGCCGATCCCCCACCTCCAAGGGCTGGGCGACCGGCCGCTGGATAGAAGGCACCAGAGAAGCCGTAGGCGACCGTCGATCCACCCCAACCCGTGATGTTCCGAATGGCATCGAGCTGCAGAGCGCCTGCAGTTCGCGACGCATCAATTCCACGCCCCTCATCAAGCGCCCGGAGAAACTCACCACGCACTTCAGGAATACGGAGGTTGTTAGTGCCATCCCCGCTGGTCCAACACCCTTCCATTCCCGCGCGAGCCGACTCGTTCACCAGCATTCCCGACTGCTGCGCATGGTCCCAGAGCCACGGCCAGAGACTCCGACTTACCAGGCTGCCATTCATGAGCCCATAACCGCCAGGCAGGACCATCGAGCTGGTATCGAATACCGGCCGCCCCAGCGGTGTGTTATCCAACCGATCCAACGGATACCAGCCACCTGCACCGTCACTGCGCAGGTGCCAGTAATCCCCCGCGCCCATCAGCACGAAGAAGGAGTAACCCGCGCTGTTGAGGTGGGTGTGGAAACGCACTCGGTCACCACTCGCGGCTTGCACCACCAAGCGGTTGCCACTGTTGTCCTGGCGGCGAACGATCACATCCACGACACCCAAGGCAGGATTGGAAGCGGGCAGTGTAATGGTGCGCGCCGCCGCGCTGGCATCGATCACCACCAGGCTCATCTGGCTGGCAACCAGCGTGGTGTCCGTGCTGAGCGTGACCACCTGCCGCGGCGCACCGCCGACCACCTGGCCACGATTGTTCACCGTGACAATGTCATAGCTGCCAGCGGTGACCAGGTTACGGCCGAATACCATCTCGAAGCCAAGCGCCGTGGTGCCGAGGCTGATAGGGCCATCAGTTACCAGCTGCCAGAGGCTGTCTGCCTGGCTGCTGCCCTGCTCCACCGCCACCATCAGGCCCGGAGTCATCTCGGCGGCGGTGTCGGCGTCGGTGGCGCGGCTCCAAGCGCCGGTGGTGACAACATAGATACCGTTGTCCTTGCCAGTGGCCTGGCTTTTCACCAGCACACGATCGCCCGCCACCAGATTAACTCCGTCGACTACCTGCAAGCCGCTGAGGTTGAGATTCGCGGTACTAGCCGCACGCACCCGTCCCTTGATGCCGATACCCCCCAGTTGTTCCTGGATCAAGGTATTAACAGCATCAGTAGTCAGCGCCGCCTCGATCCACTCGCCGGTGTCGAGGGACGGACGCTTCCCAACGTTCGCCACCTTCGCCTTCCACACCTTGCCACCCTCCTGCACATGGGCGCCGGTCGGGTAGTCCTCGCTGGTGGACCACTCGCCGATGCCGCGTTGCAGCAGGTAGCGCACGGCTTCATCGCTGCGCTTGAACAGGGCGTTGAACCATTCCATCGGCGGAACGCCAGTGGTCTGGTCGAAGGTCACCCCCCAGCCGCGGGGGATGTCGGGGAAGCTCTGGAGCTCGCCCGGCTTGGCGCCGGAAGCGAAGACCAGTTCGTCGGGACGGGTGTATTGCGTCATAGGAACCTCGCGAATTTTCCTTGGTTGAAGCCGAGGGCGCCGGGGGCGCCACGGAAGCCGAATGCCCGCTGGGGCACTGCGACGTAGAACTGGATGCGGACACCGGCCGGGCGCGGCAGGATGTCCAGGGTGTTCAGCGCGTAGCGCTTGAAGTCGCTGACCTGGTCGGTGCGGATGACCACGGTCAGGCTCATGTCGTACTGGTCGAAGACCACCGTTTCGCTGTTGAAGATGAAGCGCAGCGCCGCGCTGATGTCCTCGATGGTGCCGAGCTGGTAGTTGCGGGCGATGCGACAGCGGATGAGGAAGCGGTAGTCGTCGTCATCGAGCACCGCCGACTCACCCAGCGGGTCGCCCATGCGGTACCACTTGCCCTTGCCGAAGCCCTTGGCGCCGGCCACCTCGTGGAAGCCGAACAGGCTGCGCGGCGCCAGGCCGGGCAGTACACGGCCCTGGCCGACATGCTTGCCGACCAGGTCGAGGTTCACGCCTTCGGCGTTGTCGATGTCCAGTGTTTCAGGGAGCGCCGCCAGCCCTTGCCAGGTATCGCCGAACTGTCGCGAGAGCAGTTCGGCGGTGGCGGCGGCCCGGGGCTTGCCCTGGTACTGCCAGATCAGCAGGCGGTCGTAGCTCATAGCACCACCACTTCGATGTCGGCCTGGGCGAAGCGGGCCCGTTCACGGACGCCGATGACGATGTTGTCCGCCGCCAGGGCGCCGCTGCGGCGGCCGATCTTCAGCTGCTCGACCCAGAAGCCCTGCACCGTGTTGATCGGGCTGTAGAGCCGGGAGAGCTGCACATCCTGGCCGATGCGGAAGTCCAGCTGAGCCAGCTGGGCCTTGATCGCGGCGACGTCGATGGCGGTGAATTCGGCGTCCCGGCGCAGCTGGACGAAGGCTTTGCAGTCGACCATCGCCGGGCGGTCGAAGCGGATCAGGCGATTGACGCCCTGCCCGTCCACCACGGTGCGCGACTGCTGCCCCATGAGGCCAGTGCCGGCGGGTTTGCGCAGGAAGATCGCCTGGGCGATGGCCTGCTCCTCGCCGCCATCGACGATGAGGTTGAGGCTGTGCCCGGGCACGCCGTCGGCGTCCGCGGTGGAGCCGGTGTTTTCCAGCCCGACCACCTGGCGCACGTCGGCCAGTTGCAGCAGCGCCGCCACCAGGCCGTCAAGGCTGTTCTGCGCCGGGCGGGAGCGGCTGCGGTAGAAGCGCGCCCGCAGTTCCGGGTCGGTCTCCTCTTCCGCGCCCACTTCGGCGGCGGCCAGGTTGGTGGCGGTGTCCCAGCCCAGCACCAGCGTCTCGATGGTGAGCGCGCTGTTGGCGGGCAGGTTGAAGGCACCGAGCAGCTCACTGCGCAGGTCGGCGCGGGCCGAGCCATCGGTGCCGAGGGTGATGTCGGCGACCAGCAGCCAGCGGCCGCGGTTGATGTCCCGCAGCACGGAGCCGGCGGGAATCAGGGTGCCGGCGCGGCCGGTAAGGGCCACGCCGCGCAAGTAGCTGTAGCGCGCCTGGCGCCGGGTCAGGCCGGCGTAGGCGACCCGCTGTTCCAGCCAGGCACCGCTGGCGTGGTCCGGGTCCAGGGCGCGGTAGGTGACCTCGCCCAGCTCCTCCAGGTCGGCGCGGATCTGGGCGATGAGCCCGAGCATCTGGCCGTCCGGGCTGTCGGGGGCAAGGTCGATGTCGTTGCCGTAGATGGCACGGAAACCCTGGTCCAGATCCGCAAGGATGCTGTCCAGGCGTTCACCGACATAGCCCTTGTTGGTCAGTTGTCCCATGTTGGTTCTCCAAAGAAAAAGCCCCACGCGAGGTGGGGCTTCGGTATGACGGCGGTTGCGGCCGTTCAGCGCTGCACGCTGGTGCTCAGGCTGGTACCCAGGCTGTCACGCAGGGTCACGCCGATGCTCAGGCGCCTGTCGTCGGGGCTTTCGCTGATCTGGAAGTCCAGGATCTCGCTCACGCCCTCGGTGGTCAGGATGCAGCGCTTGATGTCGACCTCGATCTGCGCCAGGTCTGCCGGCCGCTCCATGCGGGGCAGCCACGGCAGGCCGTGTTCCAGGTCGAGGAACCAGTCGCCGCTGAAGGAGCGCAAGCGCGTACACACGCGCTGCGCCACGCACTCACTGCCGTCGGCGTAGTTGTTGCGGCCCTGGCCAAAGGTCCAGTCGCCGTCCTTGTCTATTCGTCTCACTCTCATTGTCATGTCCTCATTGCGGCACGCCGGTGACGCCGGGGCCGGCCATGACCTGGCCGTGCAGGTGGTGCTCCAGGCTGATGCCGTTGGAGACCAGGTCGCCCTTGCCGGTCATGCCGGCCTCGAACACCACCGGGCACTTGATCAGTACCTTGGCGCCGTCGAGCGTCAGGGTGCCGCCTTCGTCCAGGCGCACGTAGGCCGAGCCGTCCAGCCGGCGCAGTTCCACCGCGTCGGTGGCGAAGGCCGGGACGACCTGGGGCAGCGAGCTGATGCCCATGATCGCCACGGCGTCGGACAGGTCGTGCTGGCGATAGTCCAGCGGCTCCGAGGAGCCGCCCGACTGCCACCAACCGTCGATGCAGCGTTCGTTGAACACCAGCAGGCATTCATCGCCCGGCTTGACCGGGAAGGTCAGCACGAAGCCGCCGCCCCGGGGAAACTGCACCGGCACGTCCGGCAGCAGCGGCAGGGCCTGGCGCGAGCCATCCATGAGCTGCTGCTCGATCATCGGTTGCACGCTGGCCACCTGGCGCGCGGCGTCGAAGGCGACGATGCGGCCGGGCAGCGCGGTGTGCAGGCGCTTGAGGCGAGCGTCGATGGTGGAGCGGTTGGCCTTGTCCATCGACGGGGTCTGCCAGTCGTAGTTACCCATTGCCCTTGCCTCCCTTGTCGCCTTCCTTCTTCTGGAACTCGCCGCCGATCACCGACAGCACGCAGTACCAGTCCTTTTCCATCACATCGCCCTTGCTGTTGATGGTGACGATCTTGTAGTCGCCGTCGTAGCGCGGCTCGATGGATTTCAATCGCACCGTGCCGCCAACCCGGGGGGCCGGGTCGATCAGGCAGGTCAGTTCCAGCCCGCCGCCCTTGATCTCCTTGGGGGCGCCGATCAACCCGGTCTCCTGGGACAGAAACACCGCCTGGTCGTCAAGCACGTAGCCGGCGGGAAGCAGCAGCAGGTCGCCATCCTGGATCGACCAGTCGGCGCCCTGCTCCGCCGCCACTTCGCTCAGCACGTCGCGGCTCAGGCCGGACAGCACCTTGCCCCGAGGCAGCGGGCGCTGCTTGGGCAGGACGACCTGCCCGGGCGTGGTGCCGGTCATGCTGGCCACGGCGACCTTCACATGGTCGTTCGCGGTACTGCCGGCGGCCAGGGTGGTACTCACCCGCGCCTCGCGCATGTCCGTGTCACCGGTGTTGCAGGTGAGCACGATGATGTTGTCCAGCTCCTTGCGCTCCAGCGCCACGGCGGTGATGTCACCGGCGTAGAGCAGGCGCAGCTCGCTGTAGCCGGCCCACAGCCAGACCTTGCGGAAATCGCTGCCGTAGAGCCATTCGCGGTGCTCGCGGTTGAGGTTCCAGATGCGAATCTCGGCCTTGTTGGGGGTGTTGTCGATGTCCTTGGTGAACTCGAACGTGACCCGCAGGCTGTCGATCACCAGGCCGTTTTCCTCGCTGCCCAGCACCAGGCGGTATTGCCGGCCGAACTGCCTCATGGCTGCACCTCCGACTTCTCGCCGATGTAGAGCAAGCAACGGCTGCCCATGTCCTTCCCGCCCATGGGGTCGAGCCCGACGCCACTGAGGTCGTCGAGCCAGAGGAAGAACGGCAGGGTGCTGCGCCACAGCATCGGCACGCCGACCACCAGGGTCAGGCCCTGGGCCAGCCAGGTGTTGTCGGACTCGTCCAGCAGGTCGAAGGCCCAGTGATCGCCGATGCTGTTGTAGCGCAGAGTAAGGCGCAGGCGTTGCCCGGCGAAATCGAAGCTCTGCTCCTGCAGCGGTTCGCTGCTGATGGGGATTCGTTTCATCTGATAACCCCAAATACGGCATGCATCAGGCTTTCATTGCGCTTGTCCGCCTTGGGCGTGGTCTTGCCCTGGGGCTTCTTCGCCGCTGCCTGGGTATCGCTGCGACCGGAGCGTTCGGTACCGGCGGCCGGGGTCACCACGCCATTGATGACGCGGGTTTCCACCACCAGGACCTCACGCAGGGTCAGGTCCAGATCGATGGAGCCGTCGAGTGTCTGTGTAGCTGCAATGGTGCTGAGCAGCATGTTCTTGTACAGGTAGAAGCCGGTCTGTACCTGCAGCAATTCGCCGGCCTTCTGGGTATCCAGCAGGCATTGGTAGATCTGCTGCAGGCGTGACTGGCTGGGCGAGCTGTCGAAGCGCGACAGCGGCTGGGACTCCAGCATCCAGGGCGCCAGGGGACGGGCGTTGGTGCCGTCCGCCAGGGGCTCCAGCCAGCTCTTCAGTTCGCGCTTGGCACGGCTCTCACCCTGCGAAGTGCGGGGTGAGAGCAGGCCAGGCAGGATGTTGTCGAGGAACCCTCGCCCGCTGCGCACTCCCGGCATGCTGTCGATGGGCAGGTTGGCTAAAGGGTCGTAGTGCTCCACCACGGTGCCCTTGATAATCAGGGAGCGCGGTTGCACGTAGGCGTGGTCGGCGATGTTGGCACCGCTTTCCACTGGGTTCTCGGTGATCTTGAGGTCGGATTTGTGTGTTTCGCTTATCACCGCATCGAGCCTCAAGGTTCCGATACGGCGGTTGATCAGCATGACCATTGATTCACCTCACTGCCTAATTTCGCTGCTGTTGTTGTGAGTGGTCAGGCGTTGCTGGTTGCGTGCGACCTGCTCGGCCACTTCGCGGCCGATCTCGCGCGGGTTGTCCCCCGCCACGCTTACGGTCACCGTCTGGCTGTAGCTGTTACTGACCGGCTGAGCCGGCATCGCCAGGACGCCGACACCCGCCGCAGCCTGGCTCTGAGCGCCCTGCACACCAGCGGACAACTGGCTGGCTCCGTCCACGAGGCCAGGCCCGTTGGCCATCAGTGCGGACAGGCCACCCGTGCCAGGCCCCTTCATCGCGCGCCCAGGACCAGGCTGAGGTGTTGCTCCAGCCTCGCCCTCCTCTTCGCCTCCCAAACCGATGTAGGAAGCGGCTTTGGATATAAAGCCCCCGATGATTTCGAACTGCGCCTTGAGCGCTTTGAACCAGCTGCTGAAGGCTGCCTTGACGCCTTCGAAGTCGCCGTTTATCGCGGCGAAGAACATCTGGAAGATGGCGACCAGCTGCATGACGCTGGCGCCGATGATGGTGAACAGATCATTGCCGAAGGCCGTCACGGTCTCGCCGTTTTCCGCCCAGAACGCTGCGAACACCTCCTTGAAGGCGGCCAGCGTTTCATTGATGCCTTCCAGGCCGGTCTTGAACGGCGCCCAGAACTCACCGAGCGCCGACTGACCACCGTCCAGGTAGGTCATGAAGTCGTCGACGAGCGCGATGAGGCCGATCAGGGCGGCGACTATCCAGGTCACCGGGTTGGCGGCGAAGGCCAGGATGGTGGCCTGGCCGACCCAGGCCAGAGCGGCGCCGAGCATCATCAGGGTCGCCTCCCAGCCGACGGTGGACTGCACGACGGCGTCCACCGCGCGGCCAAAGTTGACCAGGGCGTCCAGGCCCTCCCCCACGATCTCCATGGTTCGGGTGAGGCCCGCCGCGATCAGCTCCTTGTTGGCATCGAGCAGGCTCAGGAAGCCCTCGGCCAGATAACTCAGCTGCGGCGCGATGCCGAGGGCGACACGTACCTTCACCGCCTCCAGCATCTTGTCGAGGCCGTCCATGGCCTTCTCGTAGCGCTGGGCTTCGGTGACGTCGCTTTCGCTGACCACGCCGAGGGAGTCCTGCCCACTCTTGAGCCCATCCAGGCTCTCCAGGGCAGAGCCGATGTAGCCGGCGATCGTGCTGACGAAGCCGCCGATTCCGGAGGCGACGGAAAGCAGCGAGTCGCTCGCCTTGGCGGCGGTTTCCTGCACCTCGTTGAGAGTGTCTACATAGCTGTAGAGGTTGGTGATGTTCTGCGTGAGGGAGTTGTCGGTGATGCTCAACTCCTGCTTCACGCTATTGGTGATCCGCGCCAGGCCGAGCGAAAAGCCGACGCCAATACCGAGTTTGTCGATTTCAATTGCTGCCATTGGCCTGCCTCTCATGGGCCTGACGCTGTGCGTCATCCCACTCCGCTATCGCGTCGTGGAAGTCGCACAGGTCAGCCAGGGTGTAGAGCGCGCGCAGCTCATGCAGGGTGCAGAGCTGGCGCATGACAGGGGTGAAGAGGAACCAGTCGGTTACTCCGCCTTGGCCTGCCCCGGCAGAATCGCCGACAGGGCGGGCATGGCGGCGGCGAAAAAATCACCGAACTGGTATTTCACCCCCTCGATCAGCAACGGCAGCAGGTGGCCGCGATGCTGGTTGAAGTGCGCGTCGGCACGGTCGGCCAGGCGGAAAGCCGCACCGTCCTCCGGCTGCGCATTGACGTGCTGGAGCACCAGCGTCTCGATCTCCGCCACCACCGGATCGCCCAGGTTGGCGAGGATGGCGCCGATGGCCAGGGACTCACTGCCCTCGCCGCGCTCGATCTTCACGCCCTGCAGCAGGCGCGCGGCCTTCTTCAGGGCGTTCCAGGCCGGCATGGCATTGGCCGGGCGCATGACGTAGGAGATGCCATCCAGGTTGATGCGATGTTCGGCGTTCATGTTCAGGCGACCCCTTGTTCCAGGCTGACGTTGGCGCGTTCGAAGACGATGACCCACTGGATGTCGTTGGCTTCGCTGCCACGGGTCACTTCAGGACGCGTGGTGAAGTAGCCCTTGGTGGCGCTGATCAGGTCTTCGTTGAGCAGATCGCGCACTTCCAGGGTCAGCGGCACGAAGGCCTTGAGGTTGCCGTCCTGCAGGGCGCGCAGGCCATTGAGGTACTTGTTGTCCGCCGAGTGCTGCTTGAGCTTCAGGGTCAGGGTTGCGGAACGGTCGTTGTTGGCGACGAAGACGCCGCTGCCGTTGCTGCCCATCTTCAGGGTGCCGGCGGCGTTGTTGAAGGCCAGTTTGAGGGCGTCGGCGCCGCTGGCCCAGTCGCGGATCTCGTAGCCGTTGATCAGGACGGACAGTTGATTCTGGTCATAGATAGCCATGGAAAATCTCCGGAAAAGAAAAGGCCCCATCGAAGGGGCCGAAAAATAGGTTGGCGATGGGATCAGCGATCGAAGTTGACCAGCACGTCCACCGAGTGCACGGCGCCGGCCATCTTCAGGGCCACCTGGATCGGCGGCGCCTTGCGCTGCTCACGGTCGGAGGTGGACAGGTTGTCGACGCTATCGGCCCAGACGTAGAAGCCTTCGTCGAGGCGCTCGCCGCTGACGAGGTTGCCGAAGGGGTCGCCGTTCCATACGCCGGGGGCGAAGGCGCCGTTGTTCACGCCTTCGCGGCAGACCTTGCGTACCGAGGCGAGCAGACGGGCGACGCCCGCATCGGTCAGCGGCACCTTGCCCGGGGATCGGTACAGGGTGGCGAAGACTTCCTTCTGCACAGCGTCGACGTACCAGTCGAGGATGTGCACTTCATCGAAGAAGCGACCGCCGATGACGGTGCCTTCGGCGACCATCGCCGACTCGTCGAAGTAGGTGTAGAAGTTCAGGCCCAGCTTGCGGCACTTGTCGGCCTCGGTGAGGGTCAGGTTGTCCGCGCTGATGCCGGGCAGCTGCTTGAACTTCATGGTCAGGGTGGAGTTGTTGGCGGCGAAGTTCACCGACAGCGCACGGGCCAGCCAGCTGTTCACCGCATAGGGGTCGTTCTTGTCGAAGACCGCGACGGTGCGATGGCTCTGGCGATCCACCAGGCGCTTGAAGGGGTTGCTGGCGACGTTCTCCAGGTGGCTCGGGTTCTGGGTGGTGACACCGAACACCTTCTTGTCGGCGGCCAGCACCCAGGCGGAGGCCTGTTCGATCTCGTCGTCGGTCAGGGACGCGGCGACGGTGGCGGCATACCAGCCGGCGTTGACGTCCAGCAGCGCGGCGAAGGCCTGCGGCAGGGTCTGCGCGGAAAGCACCAGGGCATCGGCACCGGCGACCTTCTGCGCCATGCCGTTCTCCAGGCGCAGCAGGCCACCCAGGTAGGTGCCGGTGGCGCCCAGGTCCTGGGCGAAGCCGATGGCTTTGGCGGCGCCGGCGACATCGGCGTCGAGGATGAAGCGGTTGGCGACGGCGTCATAACGGCAGCTGACGGCCTGGGCGGTCAGCTTGGCGTCGATCAGCGCGGCGATGGCGGCGAAATCGGCAGCGGCGCTGAAGTTCAGGCCGCTCACGTCCTGACGCACGCCATCGACGGTGATGGACAGCTGGCCGGCGCTCACTGCCTTCAGTTGCTCCAGGTTGGCCAGCAGCGGGGTGCCGTTGATGGCAGCCTTGACCGCCGGCACGTTGCGGGTCGACTTCAGCCAGCGTGCCACCAGCAGTTGCTTGGGTCGCGGGCTCTGGGCGAAGAAGGCGCGGGCCGCGATGGCGGTCTGCGAAGAGCTGCCGAAGGCGGCCTCGACTTCGGCCTGGCTGGCGCAGCTGATGTACAGGGTCGAGGCGTCGATGAAGACGTTACCGGCCTCGGGGGTGAACAGGGCCAGTTGGCCGAAGTCGCGGCGCGGGGTGGATACCGGCTGCACGTTGAGTTGTACGTTTACGATCTGCGAAAGCGGAAGGGACATATCAGGTCTCCGATGTATTCACTGTGAGGGTGGCGGTGAGGCCCGTATCGGTGTGGGCGGTCACCACCGAGGAAGCGATGTGTTTCTGTTCCAGGGTCACGCGGTGGTCGTGGCCGAGGACGAGGTCGATGCGTGCCTGTTCACGGGCTACGCCCGCCTCGACGCTGGACAGGTTTTCGATCGGCGCCGTGCGCAGCAGCGCGACACCGAGGCGCCGCAAGCGGTCCTGGGCGAGGCTGGACTGCAGCACCGAGCGCGCGTCATGGATCAGGTTCAGGGCGCCGGCGCCGTAGCCGACGAGGCCGAAGGTGGTCTCGCAGCTGGTGATGACGGTTTCCCGTTCGTTGTTGCCGTTGAATTCGCGGCGGGACTTGCCCTGTTCCGCCGACTGCGTTTCACGCAGGCTGGCGTAGAGGCCGGACGGCGGCGCCGCTGCCTGGTCCGCCGCGATCAACGCGCCGACCGGCAGTTCGAGCAGGCCGCGCAATGCCTCGCGCAGGGCGACGACATCCAGCCGAGTGGCGGTGATGGCCATTGAGTCCTCCTGGTAAATAGGTGCGACCAGGCAAGCGGCGCGCAGGCGTGCGCGCCGCCTCTCGGGTCGCGGTGGATAAGTTGGAAACGAAGTGGGCGATCAGCCCAGGTGCAGGATCCGCGCGAGATTGCCGCGGGCCCGGAGCACCAGGAACAACAGGATCAGCAGGACGCCGAGCATCCAGGGCGAAAGGTGCTCGCCCTGGTAACGCCCGAGGGCGATGGTCAGTGCCTGGCATCCCGTGCACAGCGCCAAGAGGTAGGCGCAGAGTGAAACGCCGGGGCGGAAGCGTGAGCCACGCCGCCGGTAGATCAGCAGTCGGAAGCAGATCGCTGCGCAAACCACGAGGGTACTGGTGGCCAATGGATCATCCATCCTTGCCTCCCGCTCCACGCCGCAGGATCGTCCGCAACCAGGAAGGCAGCTGTCCGCCGCGCATCCATTCCAGCAGGCCGACGCCTGCTGTCACGCAGAGCGTCGCGGCGACGAACGCCACTGCCCCGCTGGTTTGCGAAATACCGCGACTGACCGCCTCGACGGCGGTGTAGTAACCGCCGACCCAGGAGACCAAGAGGTAGCCCACACGAGTGAGGGCGCCATAGTCACGGGCGAACACCACGAAGAAGATCGCGCCGCCGAAGCCGCCGATCAGTGCATTGCCATCGACACCGGGCACGATCATCGCGACCCCGGCGCCAGCCACTCCGCCTGCCATGGCGACCGCAATGCTGGGCTCGGTCATGGAAGACTCCTTGCAAGAAGGCCCGGCGGATTTCGCCAGGCCCAGAAACGCCAAAGCCCGCAGTGCGCGGGCTTCGGTTGGTTTGATTTCGATCTTGGAGCTATCTTACCTTTATTGTCCCATATCGTCAATATGGGAAAAGCCGTTTTTTAAAAGAAATTTTTCCTCATCAATGTGCAATAACGATCCCCGCACTGGACATGGGTACTTCGAGGCGCGCCACTGCGTCACGCAGCTTGCCCGCCACCTTGGTACGCCAGTCCTGGTCCCAGCGATGCAGCGTGCTTTTGGACAGCCCGGTGAGCCGCTCGACTTCGCGGATGCTGTGCGGCGGACGACGGAACATACGCATCAATAGCGCAAGCGCCGCGCGCTGCTCGGCCGAGTCGGCCTGCGGGCGCAGCCAGTCACGCAGGGCCGCGATCGCCACCACGAAATCACGCCCATGCGCGTACTCGGCCTGCACCACCGCCAGCTCCAGCGGGTGATCGGCCAGCAGACGCTGGGCGAAACGGATGGTCATTACCGACTGAGCCTGCCACTCGTGCGGGCTCAAACCGCTGGGCAGCTTGCTGACGAAGCTGGTGTCGAAACGCTCGCGCAGCACATCGATGGCCATCGCCGTCGACGAGCGCGGGCCGGCCTTGTGCTCAGCCATCCAGTAAGCAACCGCCAGCGCCTGTTCTGTAGTCTGGAACATGTATTTCCCCTTCCCATGGGCCGACCCCCTGGCCGGCTGAACGATGAAAGCCGCCCCATTTCGCCGCTCCCCAGGTCATCAACGGACCGGGGAAGGCGCCATGGGACGGCAGAATTTCTGGTACGGATTATATAGTAGTGCCTATATTTTTGCACTTGCATTGACATAGGTCCGCCCTTATTCTGCGCCCATGGAACTCAAAGACCGCATCAAGGCCGCGCGCAAGCACGCCAACCTGAGTCAGGTTCAGCTCGCCAGCGCCGCAGGCATGACACAGACCTCTATATCCGACCTGGAACGCGGCAAATCCCGCGCGACCAGCTTCGCCACCCAGATCGCCACCATCTGCGGGGTCAGCCCGCGCTGGCTCGCGGAAGGCCATGGCGAGATGCTGGAGGGCCGCATGAGCCGCCAGCCAGGCAATGCCGACTGGTTCGGTGGCGTGGAGTCCTGGGACGATGAAACGCCGCTGGATGCCGACGAGATCGAACTGCCCTTCTATAAGGAAGTGGAGCTGTCCGGCGGCAAGGGCAGCACAGTGGTGCTGCAGACCACCGGGCGCAAGCTGCGCTTCGGCAAGTATTCGCTGCGCAAGAAGAACATCGATGCCGCCAGCGCAGCCTGCGTGACGGTGAACGGCAACAGCATGGAGCCGGTGCTGCCCGATGGCAGCACGGTGGGCGTGGACACCAGCGCGCGCACCATCAAGGACGGCGACATGTACGCCTTCGACCACGACGGCCAACTGCGCGTGAAACTGCTCTACCGCCTCCCAGGGGGCGGCCTGCGCGTGCGCAGCTTCAACAGCGACGAGCACCCCGACGAGCGCTACGAGCCCGGCGAGGCCGCCGAACACATCCAGATCATCGGCCGGGTGTTCTGGTACTCCGTCCTGCTCTGA